CCATCGTAGTACCCGCCGATCTTGTACCAAGTGGAAGCCACTATGACTTGGACGGCTTCCTCATGGACAGACTCCGTGCTGGCCGTATTGTAGACGGCATCCAGCCCGTCCGGGTCCGCCACCAGAATACGGAATCCAACGGTGTCCTTCGCCGCCACGACCCCGGTATTATCCGTCAAAAAGTTGGCGGCTGCACAACCTTCTTCCGTAAAGCCAATGAACACTCCCTGGTCTACGATCGAACCGAGCCGGAACCGGCATTCCCACGCCAGAGGATTGACGCCGGCGCCCATCTTGACAAAAGCATTGCCGACATCGCCCCAACTGATGTACTCCTCGTCGTTGTCGGTATTCGTCGTATCGAGGCGGATCACGCCGCCAATCTCCGAAGCGAGATTAACTACGCTTCCATCTCCGACCTCCGTCCAACTGGTGCCCGTCGTCGTTACCGCGCTGTTGTGCGTGGTAAAGTCATCAAAAAACCCGTAGGCGACAAACGGGTTGTACCAGAAGTCCGGTGGAAAGTTGCCCCAAATGCCAGCACTAGGAAAGGCGTTGGTATCCGTTCCCGGCTGGAATCTAACATCTCTGGTCATCAGTCAGTCCTCCTTAATCGTTGTCCGCCGCGGTAACCAGGACCGCCTGCCGCCGCCGGTTCTTGCACACCAGGTTCCACATCATTTGGACATGCTGAGCGACGTCGTTCCGCATACCGGGCACCGGCTTGACGGCACTTTCATTGAGGAATTTGCCGCCCATTCCGACCGGGTACATGACCGCCCAGTTGATGAAGTACACCGGGTTGTCGCTGTCGTCGTCCAGTTTCGGAACGGCATACATCTTGTGCTTCCGAAACGTGATCTGACCGTCATACGGAGCGAGGTCCTGGCCGAGGTTCTCGTTCTTCGATTCGGCGATCTTCTCCAGGTCCCGCAGCTCCGGGTAGCCCATGTAAATGCCGTACTTGTCGGGACCCTTCGTTTCGTCCGTGTACTTTCCGGCCGCCGGTGAGTAGAACATGATGTGGTATTGAGCGGTCCGCATCTTGTCCACGAGGTCGTTGTCGGACACGTTCACGTACGCTTGCGTCCAGTTGGCCCAGCGAGGCTCGGTCGTCGAGCTGATGCCAGCCGCCCCGCTGGTGTAGCCGCTGGGATTGCCGCCACCGAACTCGCCGGTGCTCGTCGCCGCGCTCGAACCGGTGATCTTCTTCGTAATATACATCTTGATGCCCCACGGCGTGGTCACGTCCGTCGAAGACGCAGGCTTGCTCCAGCCACAGGTTTCGATCGTGTTGGACAGGCCGGACCACATCTGCAATCGCCGGGCCTCGACCAGCGACGTAATCATCGACGGGTCGCGGTTCATGGCGATTTCGTGTACGTCCACCGCCCAGTTGTTGGTCGTGAACCGCCACGGGACCGTCCCCTGTGCGATAACGTCCTGAATCAGTATCTGGTCCTTGTCGTGCAGTCCGTGGTGCCTGGCCGGCGTGTTGTCCGTTACGGCATCGAAGATGATGCTTTTCCCCGACTGGTAATCCACCCGCTCTTCGCGCATGATCTGAGGAAGGAAATAATGCCGCTGGTCGTCCAGCGTCAAATCCGTGATCTTCCCTTTTTCAAACCCTTCGAGCGTGGTGTTCAGCAGGTCGGAGACTGAGTCAACATCGAAAGTTGCCATTCAAGTTCTCCTACTGACCCGGCAACATGCCGAGTTCAGCCATCTTTTCTCTCGTTTTCTGTCTGGCGAGTTCCTTGCCGGTCAACTTCGTGTCCCGATCCGATGCGCCGGGCGCTCGTCGGATGAACGAACCGCGCCGCTTGGCGATCCGCTCCTCCAGTTCAGCCTTGGCCTTTGCCTTGGGCTTTTCCGAACCGAAGACGTTTGCCACCGCGGCGAGAAAAAGCTGTTTGTCGCTCATTTGTCGCTTACGGAAGGCGTTGACCTGGATAATCGCGTCCATTTCTTCGTACACCTTGGCACGGTTCTCGGCTTCCTTGCTTCCGGGAGATATGTCCCAGAAGTCACCTTCGCCGAATTCTTCACGGTAATCCCCGCCGTGGCGGGCCATTACGGCATCAGCGCGGCTGATGAACATCGCCGCCTGGGTTTGTTTCGCTTGAGCCTGAAGTTGCTCGATACTTTCCGACTGATTCCGGATCGTCTCCGCCGCCTTGCCGAGCGCGGCGTTGATCTTCTTGAGCAGTTCGTCCTCCTCTTCGTCCTCCCCGGCCTCGACTTTCAAATCAAACGGCTTGGGCTTCTCGCCGTTGTCTTCCGGTTTCCCCGCCTTCTCCTCCCGGTTGGCCATCAGGTACAGGGCCTTCTCCAGCGACGACACCGTACCGAAAGACTTCGCTTCCGCCTCGGACAGCCCGAATTCTTTGGCCAGGCCGAGAATGTCGGCGTCGAACTCCTCCGTTCGTGAAGTTTCCTTTTTTTCTTCCGGTTCAGTCTCCTCTTCCGTTTCCGGCTCTTCCTCGGCGCTCATCTCAGCGAGTTTCTTCGCCGTTTCAGCTTCCGCCTGTTCCCTTTTGTCCTCGTCTGGCACGTTGTAGTCTCCTCTTGGCCAATAAACGGAGTAGTCTTCCGCGGTCAAACCGCGGGTTCGCTATCTGTCTCTGCTGTAGTTGTTGTAGTTTCGTCGGCAGAATCGTCGGCCGGCGCATGCGCTCCAGAATAGGCGCGAGCTGCGCAAATGCGCCGTTCTGCAACATAGTCGTCAGGTTATCCTTCATGCGTCATCTTCTCTGCGGGTCGCTGTAGCCCCCGTTGCGGTCATAGTAGCGGAGCGTTTCACACACGATCTTCTTGGACCGCGGGCTCTTGTATTTGATCTGCCCGTTGGGCAGGTACCCGGCGTATTTCGACAGGCCCATCTCCGCGAACGTGCGGTTCTCCTGCTCGACCTGGTGGGGATGCACCCCGAGGTCGTCCGCTACTTGCGGCCAGTTATTCGCATGACAACCGATGCGGCCGCGGTGTTCGGCGGCAACGTCGCGGCGATAGACTTTTAACTCGCGCACGACCATTGAAGGCGCTTTTCCCATTGGGAATTCCTCTTCAATCGTTTTGCCGTCCTTGCTCGTGTAACAGAAAAACGCCATCAGCCAGCCAAGCTCCCTCTGCCGTTCCTTCCCTCTCCGCTCGCCTGGGCCATCAGGCCCGCCATGTTCTGGAACAGCCGGTCCGACTCCGCTCGTCCGTCCGGCCGGGCAACCTGCACGGTTTGCGGCCGCGGCGGGGCAACGGAGGTCACCGACTCCGGCGGGGCCGTCTCACCGGTAAACATGATGAAGTCGTCCAGGCTCTTGAAGTTCGTCAGTTCACTCATCCGGCGCAGCATCTTCGGCACATCCAGGGTGGCGCCCTGCTGCATCGCATCCGCCCGCATCTGCTGGTAGAGCATCAGCACCTGGGTCATCAACTGGAACTCCTCGGACGGCGTACGCGACTGCAAACTGTAAGGGTTGATCTCTATTTCGTACTGGAGGAAGTCCGCCTCCCGATCCTCCGGAGTGTAGAGCACGGTGTACTCTGCATCGTATGCCCGCTTGGTCAGCGGCAGCGTCGTGATCGGATCGGTGTAGAGCCAGTAGGCCAGGTCCTCCATGACGCCTTTGACGAATGAAAAGACCTTGTCCTGCATGTCGTTGACCCGAGTCGAGGCGTTGCGGTCCAACAGCCGCTCCTGGCCGAGCGTTTCCGCTTGGCTGGAAATTCCACCGATCACGTCCAGGTTGCCGGCATTAGCCGAGTAGAGCTGCCGGGCCTGGGTCCACATCTGGACCGTCTGCGGATCGGCGCCGTTGAACCGGTAATCCTTGACCGAGTTTGGATCGTCGATGGGCACGACCTGGAGGTCGCCGCCGGCCGCCAGCCGTTCGGCGTCCCTTACGGAACCCCTCCGGGCGCCGAGGACCGTCTTCTGGTTCTCCGCCTGCCGGCTGGCTTTCCTTGCCAAAGCGTTGGCGAACATCGCCAGCTCGTACATCACCGCGATCGGCGACAGCGGCATCGTCATGCCCGGTATCCAGCCGAATCCCAACCGGCGATAGGGGCCGTGCTCCGGACCATTCCAGTCGGCGTAGGCAATAACCTTGCTCTGCCACGGGACTGCACTCTGGCCGTCGTCCCAGAGCACCACCATCAGGTTCTCCTTCGGAAGCCACAGGTCCCAGAAGTTGAAATAGTCCCTGATGCGGCCGTCTCTGGCCTCGTAGGCCCCCTTGCGGGTCTGGATGTCGTCCGCCCGCGGCTCGATGGACATTCCCCCCTCGCCGCCATGCTTGGCGATCTGGTCGATGATGCCCCTTCCGAGACCCGGAAATTCCCTCGCCTCGTCCAGTGTCGCCTGGAAGCGGTTGCCACAGAAGTCGATCGCCTCCCATCGCCTGGCCGTCATGTCGTGGACCCAATCGCCCAGGAGGATGAAGTCCGCAAACGGCTGGCCGACGTCGTGCAGGTAGCCCTTGCTGGCGAAGTTGCACTCGTTCAATCCGACCTTCATCACCCCGCACTGGAACATCGCGTCGAAGGTCGCCGCCTGGAGGTCGGACCGCAGGTCTATCTCTTTGAACAAGTTGTTTAAAGCCAGCTCCAGTTTGCCGCGCTTCGCCCGCAGCCCGGGGTTTCCGGTCCGGACGAACGCCGCCGGGGTGGACGGGACCAGGGCCCGGAGCAGGATATTGACATGCTTCTCGATCAGGTTGTCCGGAACCGAAACCTTCGAGCCCTTGTCCGTATAGTGCCGGCCGACGTAATGGCGTTTGAAGTTCGCTTCGTTCTTGCGAAACGGCTCCAGCGACCGCCAGCTATAGTCCACCGCCCGGGCCAGCCGCTGCACGCATTCCGGCTTGTCGGGGTCGAAATGACTGATAGGCTCTTTCACCGCAGCCATCCTTCCTCAAGAGCCAGCACCGCCCGCTGGTCGGTGGAAACGGCCCGAACCAACTCCTCGATCCGCTCCGGCATGTATTCCTGTTCCTCCTCCTCCTCGGCGCCTAGCAGCCTGGCGGCATACGCCGCCAGGGCGTCGGCCACGACCATGTCGCCGTGGTTCGCCTTCGCCCCGGACGGGTCTTTCGCCGATGCGCTTTTCACATGCTCGATCTTCCCGTTCGCCATGTACTGATACTGGAGGCACTCCTGGATGGCAGGTTCGCTGCGATTGATGTACCGTCCGGCCATCAGGTCCGAAGCGTAGGCCGAAAGAAGCCCCCGCTTGCTGTCCGGGGTCGGCGAGAAACCCGCCACCTTCTTTTCCAACAGACCGAGAGCGTCTTCCTGCTGGTAGTGAACATTCTCGTATTCCAGCTCGCGGATACGCTTGCCAAACTCCTTGCCCGGGCCAAGCGTCTCCCAGATCATGTAGGCCGGCTCGCGCCGGTAGCCGCGAAACATGCGCCCGAGCTTGGCCGCCATTTCGGCGAAGCGGTAGGCCCCGATGCGGTTAGTGACGAACTCGGCCACCTTCTCGCGGGTCCTAAGGTCCAGAACGGACAGAACCGAGTTGCTAAAGCCCGTGCCGGCACTGATGTCCACCCCCATAACGTAAGAACGGTCGGTCCCAGGGGGTCGTCCGTCACCGTCGAGGCTGCACCACAGCCGCAGAACGTTGTTGATCTGCGACCTGGCCTGCTTTGCCTCCGCCCACTCCAGACTGACGGGGTCCACGTCGAACATCTTGCGCGGCTCCTGGGCCTGCTCAGCGATGGCGTTCTTGATTTCCGCCGGGTCGAAGAACGGGTCGCCGGAGCCGAGGAAGTCCTTGTAATACTCCTGGGCCATGAGGGACTTGACGGGGTTCCGGCGCCACTCCCGATCCATCCAGGGGCTTCGCCGATAACCGTCCAGAACGAACGGATAGTCGGACGCGAA